CGCTAGGGGCTCATACTGCAGAGCTCCAAAGGAACCTAGTAAAACGATTGAAGCCTAACGCCGTTGTACTACTGAGGGATGGAGACGACGCCGGCCGAGAGGGAGCTATTAAGGAGGCCCGTGAACTAGCTTACGCTATGATAAACGTAGAGATTGCTCAACTACCTGAAGGCAAAGACCCCGACTCGGCCACCCGAGATGAGGTACGGGAGGCTCTTGACAACGCCCGTCCCATTGAGTTAGACTTTGGAATTGAAAGTCAGAAAGAGGTGCATCAATGACTTATCCACCTATTGAATTCCTTTACAACGAGCACTATAAAGGAGACAACGGCGAAGTTGGGCCGTTCTTCGACGTTGCTACTGTTGAGGTTGACGCAGAAGTGGATAGCCTGGTCTTAAAGATAGCCGCTCCGGGATGGATTACATTCACCCGTGCGGGTTGGGAAGAGCTAGTACAGGCAGTGAAAGTACGATTCGAAGAGGAGGCGCAAAATGGTGAAGAAAACAGCAAGTGACATGAGTCAGTGGGCATCAGAAATCAACACTGATGCCACAAAAGCTCTCATTGAGGAGCTCCAGACCGAGGGCAAGCCTTGGGATAAGCTAGAGAGCAGTCCAAAGAAATACGTCACAAACTACCGGCGTATCTGTCCCAAGCGCCCTGAGTGGGAGAACCCTTACCAGATCGTGCCTGTCCACTACCTCGGCCCGAACAGCCGCATGGTGGTCTGTCTCAAAGAAACCGGTCTAGGGGAATGTCCCGCATGTCAGCTACGCTGGGAGCTCCAGAATGGTGGTGATGAGCAAGGCGCCCGCGGACTGCGGCCGGCCATTCGTACATTCCTGAATGTGGTTCACATAAACCAGGATGGTACCCTGGCCGATGAGAAGGTCTACCTAATGGGCCTGAATCAGCTCCAGTTCCTGGGGAAGAGGGCAACTGAGTACGACCTGGAGGAAGAATCTGAACTGCCTCTGTTCTACTTCTTTGAGAAGTATGGTGACCTGTCCCATGTTGAGACTGGTCGTGACCTATCTATCAAAGCAAAACAGGATAAGCAGGGCGACTATGACGTAATCCTCATGAAATTCTCTGCGGCGCCCCCAAGTCCGTTCCCGGGTACAGGGGAGCTACTTGAGGAGGGACTTATCAACTTGCCTGAGGTGGTCACCATTTCAGAGCCAGAGGAGATGCTGTCCATTATTCAAGGTAGGGCCACTGGAGCCTTGATGTTACCAGCCGGAACGACCAGCCCGTCTGCTCCAGTTGCAGGAGGAGAAGAAGCAGGCGCGGCGCCTTCCGCAGCCCCTCCAAAGAGTAGATTTGGTGGGGATGAAGAAGAAGAGGAAGCAGCAGCAGAGGAGACCTCGGCAGAGGAACCAGCAGCGGCATCAGAAGAGGAGAAAAAGGAGGAGAATCCCCGAGCTCCTAAGACTCCTCCTAAGACAGACCCTGCCGAGGCAATTAAGCGGCTACGCAGCCAGTAGGAGTAGGTGTACATGGCCGACCCGAAAGAGGTCATCAAAAGGCTGCAGCAAGCAGACTCTAATCTTCCCGTACAGGTGGGACGAGAGGGTGCTATTATAGGCGAGCCTACCGGCTATATTAGTACCCGCTGTCCCACTATTGACTATCTCATTGGCCGGCCGGGGGTTCCACTTGGGGGCATCACCTTACTTGTGGGTGCATATGGGAGTGGAAAAAGCACTATCATCCTCAATGTCCTTGCAGAAGCACAGGCATCAGGAGGTCAGGCGGTCATCTTCGATACTGAGGGGCGACTCAATTTCGACCGAGCTCAGAAGTTAGGTGTTGACCTTGACAATCTCATTGTCGCCCAACCCGATACTCTGGAAGACACTTTTGATGGGGTGAAAGCAATTATCAATGCAGCCCGAGAAGCGTTAGGTGAGGACGATCATATCGTCATTGCTATTGACTCTGTTGCCGGCGCCCCAATGGAGAAGGAGACAAAAGCAGTGAAGATGGCTTTGGGTGCCCAGTCAGTCCTCATCCGCCGTGAGCTCCGGGTACTGAGTAACCTGGTAAACCGCCAGCGGATTGCGTTGGTCATCACGTCACAGCCACGTCAGCGTATCAATCTGGGGGCCTGGGGTAAGCCGGGTACACATTGGTTAGGTGAAGATGCTATAGGCCATGCTGCCATGACGACCATCCTCTTGGAGGAACAGAAACAGTTTGGCGATGACGCGGCTAGTCCTATAGGCCATCACATTATGGCTACCCTTATTGATACGCGGATTGCTGGTTGCACCGAACCTACCTGTAAGGAGTGTCGACGGAAAGACTTCCGTCGCACCTTCGACTTCTATGATGCAACCGGCCCCGACTTCTTCAGTTCAGCTCTTGATGTATTACAAGAGAAGAAGGCCGTCACTTACAAAGGTGGTTGGTACAAGTTTAAAGAACACAAACCATTTCGCCGCTCGGACTTTGAACAGAAGATAACCGAGTACCCTGAACTACTAGACACACTACGGAACATCCTAAATGGAGGACACTATGACTGACCATATTGCTGTTGCAGGCTGCTCATTCTGTACAGGTACACTTCCTACTATTCTCCTTAAGACAAGATTTAGTCTTGATAATGTACGTGTACGGATGTGCCGGGACTGTATTCTTGTAGCTCTGAGCTGTATTGAAAACCCAACGGAATATCCATGTGCAATAGAAGATCGAGACGTGGACTTGGCCGTCCTTGCTCAAGCCAAGGAGCAGGGTGCTTTATGAAATCTGTCTGTCAGGAATACCAGTCATCTAAGACATCCATCTGTCTACGTCCATACCTAGTAACTTATAGTAGTCTGGAACGTGGTTCCATTGACCTCTGCGAACATCACCACAAACGTCAGATTGATCGGGATTACAGATTGAACTGGCGACGGATTCGAACGGAGAGAGCTATCGTCTACCGGGAGATAACCTCATGACCTACGTTCCTCTAAAGACTATTCAGATATCAAACTTCCAGTCCATCAAGGACGCTACTATTGAGCTCGGCCGGCTGACGGTATTAGTGGGCCCGGGCGATGCCGGAAAGAGCGCCATCCTACGCGCGTTCCGTGCCGTCTGCCTCAATGATGGTAACGACGAAGACATACGCCATGGGGAAAAGAAGACGCAGGTCACACTCACTTTCGAAGATGGAACAGTAATTGAATGGTGGAAGGATAAAGGCAAAGGGGGTTGTTATCGTGCCTTTGGTCAAGAATACAATAAAACAGGAGGCGCTGTACCTGAGGACATTGCAAAGTACCTAGGTATAGGTCAGATAGAGATTGACTCTACTAGTGAGCTGACACCGCAACTAAGTGACCAACATGACTCGCCTTTCGTATTATGGGAGACAGGCAGCAAACGCGCCCGCATTCTTGGGAAGGCTACCAGGTTGGATACTGTAGTCTCGGCCCAAATGTCCTGTAAGAAAGAGATTGATCAGGCACGACGAGAATCTGGAGAAGCGGCAACAACGCTAGTAGAGGTAGAAGAACGTCTTAAGGCCCTGCCCAACTACCAAACTATTGAACAAGGTTTGGCTGCGGCCGAGGGTGACCTCAGTACAATTACATCTAGTATCCAGCGGGCGGAACGGGCCCAAGAACTAGCTAACCAGATAGCAGCGGTACGTTCCCGTGGTGCTACCACTTTTGATGTAGCCCCCCTCCGCGGGCGCCTCCAGGAAGCCGGCGAAGCCTTGGCCCGTGTAATTACGATCAAGACTCTCGGAAACCAAATCCCTGAGTTGCAAAGGTCTATTGAGGAATTTGGTAAGCGGGCCACTGACCATCGTATTTCCTACGAGAGCTTCCAAGAACAGTATCAGACGGCCTGTGTCGAGGCCGGCGCCTGTCCTGTGTGCGGGGGCCTCCTCACCCATAAAGAGTGTACTATTTAGATTGTTGAGGTAGGCATGAGTTCAGACATTCATTACCTAGAAACACCGTATGGATTTGAATATGGGTCTGTCCGTGTTGAGCGTACCTGCAGCGACGATAAGAAGGGCTGGGTCGTACTCAACGTTGTGAGTCAAAAGAAAAACCTACAGGTGTATGTTACAAAAACTGGGAAGATGCGCCTGAGCCTGGATGGAAAAGAGATACAGCTATGAACCTACTATTCTTTGGTGACCTGCACATTGCTGACAAGGCTCCCTCTGGGCGGGTAGACGACTACCTGCAGTCCATCCTTAAAAAGCTAGGCGCCATCGCTGACCTGTGTGCGGAACATAAAGTCAAGTATGCCCTCTCTACTGGGGATATATTCCACATCAAACAACCAAATAGGGTGAGCCACACTATAATACAGCAGCTCATTAGGGAATTCAAGCAATTTCCCTGCCCAGTCTACGTGGTTCCAGGTAACCATGACCTTGGCCCTGATGGGATAGAAAGCCTGTCGCGTCAGCCCTTGGGAGTATTACTGCACGCCGATGCTGTCCGGCTCCTCACAACCGAGCCGGAACACTTTCCTGAAGGTAACCATGTAGTGTGGATTATCCCTCGACCCTACGACGCCGTGGCTGAGGGTGTGTATGATAACAAAACGGACGCGACATACTACGCGCTCACTCCAGAGGAACGAACTCGTATCGAGAAAAATCCAGGGCCAGTTATTGGCCTCGTTCATGGCTCCATTCTCGGGCCGGGAGACAGCCGTCAATATCCCTATGTCAACGTTGATCAGATACCAGGCATTGAGGAGTACGACTTATTTATATCTGGTCACTTGCATGAGTGTTTAGGTGTGGTACCTGTGGGTAAGACCCTCTTCGCCAACCCAGGAAGTATTGCTCGGACACGGCGAGACATGGCAAGCTACGCGCGACGGGTTGAGGTGCTAATTGTGAATGTTCAACCGGATGGAGTGACCGTAGAGGAAGTACCCCTGCCTGGGGTGGCGCCGGCCCTAGAAGTCTTTGGTAAGCGTGAAGCTATTGACGACCCGGCCCGCCCCTCGGATGAGATTACCAAGTTCGTTGACATGCTAGGCGAAGGTTTACGGGCCGACGAACTCTCGATTCCTGAGTTACTTGCAGAGCTCGGGGACATTCCCCCAGAGGTGAAGGCAGAAGTCCAACGTCTACTAGAGGAGGCAACAACATGAAACCACTGAAGAAGACCACGTTAGCCCTCCAAGACGGGTTAACCGTTTCAAGGTGGTCAGATGAAAATTATGGATGGCTCTCAATTAAAGGTATTGATGGAGAAAGACAACCTGTTGACATTATCTTGAGCACTTATGGCGCCCTACCCATTATCGCAAAGATGATTCGACAACTTGAGGAGGCTATGTTATGAGCATTCCGCCTACGATTGAACAACTGAGGAAAGACATAGAATCTTCCCGCACTGACCTGGCACGTATTGAAGGGCAGCAAGAGAGTGCCCAGGAGGAGCTGGCTAAGTTAGAGGCTGAGGCGCACGAGTTGGGTATCGAGCCCGACCAACTACAAGCTGAATCCACTCGTATCATGAAGGACGTGGAAGAAGCCGTAGCCGGTGTGATGAACCAAGTCGCCGACCTACAGGAGGAAGTTGATGGAGCTTGATGGTTTTGATGGCTCCTTGGATGAGGTTCCTCGACTCTGGAACGCCAATAAGCAGATTCTGGGGGAGCATGAGGTAGAAGGAATGCACGATCTATCTGG